TTACTTCTTCGCCTCTGCAACCACTTTACTACCCACGCCGCGGTTATTGTATTCCCACATGCGGTTGTAGTTAGTGTCATTCAGATTGCGCTGTATTTCGTCGTTATCATCTACGCTGCCGGTATTACCCGCAAACGGACGATTAGAGATCACCGCATCGGCCCACGGTTTAGCCGTGTTAAAACCTTCGTTGATGGCGCTATCACGGATCACCACCTGACCGTTGGTATTGGCATCAACATCCAGCGAGCGGCCCAGTTGCGCCACACCATCACCGAAAGCATTGAAACGGCTGTTTACGGCGAGGAAACCGTAGTAAATGTTGGACAGCGTAGCCGGTGCAAACACATACGCTTCTTGCTGAGTACGTGAGTTCACCACGCGGAATTCGGTGTTATCGAACACCACTGCGCCGCGACCAGAAACGATATCCACATCCCCTTCAATGTAGCTGTTGGTCACCAGCGTACGCGGCTGACGATTCGTTTCCAGACGGTTCTGCACACCGCTGTTGGTGACAAAGAAGGTGTTCTGACGACCGAGAATGTTAACGTTGTTAATCTGTACCTGGTCACCATCAGTACGCAGTGCCACCGCCGGATGGTTACCTGCATCTACGCTATCGCCCAGCGTGTTTTCGATGGTCAGATTTTGCAGTTGCAGGCCATTGTTTTGTGACCAGAAGACCGCAGAGCAGAGAACACCGATACTGTCGCTGCGTTTGCTCTGGCAGCTATCGTACATATACCACGCTGGTTTACCTGGCATATATTTGCCGCGCGGGTTGACGTCGTGACGCCAGTCGGCAGGGCTCATGCCACCATCAAGGGAAAGCCCAATCTTCACATCAATCGGTTTTTCACCTGTACCGTACAGAGTAATTCCACCCGGAGCGGCAGGGACATATACCGTTCCCTGATACTCACCAGGCATCACGGCAATATACTGGCGCTTGTTGGTACGCTTGATAATTGCCGCATCTACCGCCGCCTGAATCGTGGTATGCGTTACACCTTGAGTGCCCGCCGGGCCGACAACAAAGTCAGGTTGCGCAGGCAGGGTAATCGGGGAAGGATTCCACGCTGCAGCACCTGGTGTCAGGGATGCAAAATAGTGTTGAGCATCGAAATTCTGCGCTTCTTTTGCCGACAGAATCGGGCGAGAAGAGGTACCAGGCGCGGTTTGATCAGAAGGACGTTGATCGGGCGGGGTTGAGCTACAGGCGGTCAGCGTCACGCCAAAAGCCAATGCCAGCGCCAGACGGGAAACTGAAAATGTGTTCACAGGTTGCTCCGGGCTATGAAATAGAAAAATGAATCCGTTGAAGCCTGCTTTTTTATACTAAGTTGGCATTATAAAAAAGCATTGCTTATCAATTTGTTGCAACGAACAGGTCACTATCAGTCAAAATAAAATCATTATTTGATTTCAATTTTGTCCCACTCCCTGCCTCTGTCATCACGATACTGTGATGCCATGGTGTCCGACTTATGCCCGAGAAGATGTTGAGCAAACTTATCGCTTATCTGCTTCTCATAGAGTCTTGCAGACAAACTGCGCAACTCGTGAAAGGTAGGCGGATCCCCTTCGAAGGAAAGACCTGATGCTTTTCGTGCGCGCATAAAATACCTTGATACTGTGCCGGATGAAAGCGGTTCGCGACGAGTAGATGCAATTATGGTTTCTCCGCCAAGAATCTCTTTGCATTTATCAAGTGTTTCCTTCATTGATATTCCGAGAGCATCAACATGCAATGCTGTTGGGATGGCAATTTTTACGCCTGTTTTGCTTTGCTCGACATAAAGATATCCATCTACGATATCAGACCACTTCATTTCGCATAAATCACCAACTCGTTGCCCGGTAACAACAGCCAGTTCCATTGCAAGTCTGAGCCAACATGGTGATGATTCTGCTGCTTGATAAATTTTCAGGTATTCGTCAGCCGTAAGTCTTGATCTCCTTACCTCTGATTTTGCTGCGCGAGTGGCAGCGACAGGGTTTGTTGTTATATGGCCTTCAGCTATTGCCTCTCGGAATGCATCGCTCAGTGTTGATCTGATTAACTTGGCTGACGCCGCCTTGCCCTCGTTTATGTATCCATTGAGCATTGCCGCAATTTCTTTTGTGGTGATGTCTTCAAGTGGAGCATCAGGCAGACCCCTCCTTATTGCTTTAATTTTGCTCATGTAATTTATGAGTGTCTTCTGTTTGATTCCTCTGCTGGCCAGGATTTTTTCGTAGCGATCAAGCCATGAATGTAACGTAACGGAATTATCACTGTTGATTCTCGCTGTCAGAGGCTTGTGTTTGTGTCCTGAAAATAACTCAATGTTGGCCTGTATAGCTTCAGTGATTGCGATTCGCCTGTCTCTGCCTAATCCAAACTCTTTACCCGTCCTTGGGTCCCTGTAGCAGTAATATCCATTGTTTCTTATATAAAGGTTAGGGGGTAAATCCCGGCGCTCATGACTTCGCCTTCTTCCCATTTCTGATCCTCTTCAAAAGGCTACCTGTTACTGGTCGATTTAAGTCAACCTTTACCGCTGATTCGTGGAACAGATACTCTCTTCCATCCTTAACCGGAGGAGGGAATATCCTGCATTCGCGCACCCATCGACGAACTGTTTCAAGGCTTCTTGGGCGTCGCTGGCGAGCGTTCCACTCCTGAAGTGTCAAGTACATCGCAAAGTCTCCGCAATTACACGCAAGAAAAAACCGCCATCAGGCGGCTTGGTGTTCTTTCAGTTCTTCAATTCGAATATTGGTTACGTCTGCATGTGCTATCTGCGCCCACAGCATCCAGTGGTCATAGCAGTCGCTGATGTTCTCGGCTTCGATAACTCTGTTGAATGGTTCTCCATTCCATTCACCTGTAACTCGGAAGTGCATTTATCATCGCCATAAAACAAAACTCGCCGTAGCGAGTTCAGATAAAAGAAATCCCCGCGAGTGCGAGGATAGTTACTTGTTCATATTACTAATCGTCAATGTATTTTGAGCATTGTGGGCAATCATCGATCCCACAATACGATTCATATGCATCCTTTATTGCGTCGCGGGCTTCAGTAAGAGTATTGAATAAGTTGCAGCTATTATCTTTTTGATATAGGTAAGTTCCTAATTTATAAGCAGAAGAAGCATCATTTCCGCTGTCTAAAATTACATCGTTATGGATTCTGCACCTTGCAAGAACTCCTGATCCCATAAGGGTCTGCATAGCCCATTGCTCTTGATCTTCACACAAATCATGAATGCTCATTTCAACACCTCTCTTCACGTTTCACACACGTTAAGATTAACAGTGTTTTTACATGCTTTGGAAGATTTATTTTATAAAAACTCTTTTAATACAAATAGATATAATAGTTCACTATTATAGCTCCTTTAATCGAGGCGGTTCTGGTAGAGGCATCCAGTGGGTTACACCGCCAATTGGCTCATCGTCGTCGTACTCCAATGCGGCTATATAGAACCCGTCACGACGAGAATAAGAAATCCCGGACATTACAATGCCATCCGAAACAACAATAATGTCACCCGTTTCTTTCGGCATTCGCTCACTACAGCTTATCCAACCATCCGGAGTCACCGGAAGCGAGAACGGCAGCACATCTCTGTGAACAAGTTTTTGCTGTGACAGGTTATCCAGAACTTTCTGTACTGCTGCATCACCGAATACACCAAGCGCATCTGCCATAACTCCTACAACCTGATAAGCCTCAGCGCATACCGTGGATAAACCATCCGGAATTACCGGAGAGTTGCCGGGTTCTTTAATGTGCAAGCGAGGCTCACCATCTTTTGGTTCAGGCCACTGGCGCTCCATGTTGATCTTCAATTTATCTTCCATAGCAGCGGTAATTTCAGCATCGCTGATGCCAGCACGGCGCTGTGCATCCCACAACAGGAAATGCATATCAGCCCACTCGCTGAGATCGTCTGGTTCGGCTGCGGCTTCCAGAGCCTCTTTTGAGAGGTGTTTCAGTGGACCAATGGGGCCAACGCAGCCAAATGTGGAGTCAGACCATTTGGCATGCTCGTGGCGAATCAGTTCGCGTTCCAGTGATGCCAGTGCAATTCGTGCCAGTTCCATTTGTTCGCCACGAGTAAGCCCGTTTTCAAGCGGATTTTTAATGAACAATTCAATACGTTCTTTGGTAATAGTGGTCATTTGTTAGTCCTTAAACTGCTAGTTGCAATTGCATTTCAAAGCGGTCGCGTTGTTCACAATACGCAAGAGAACCAGGGCTATTGTGTGCCTCAATCCGTTCTACCATTAATGCTGCGCGTGTCTCTTTACTTGCAGGTGCATAAGCCCCAGACCAGGCTTTATCAATACCGATGTTTCGAGCGACGTTCGTACTATCTGCGCTGGCTAAGGGTAATTTTGTGAATATCAGCGGATTTAACATGCGCAATCCATGTAGTTTCGTAACCGGCTGACCATGCCCATCAACAATGTGACGAATCAGGTCTTTCATTCTGGCTACCGCAAGAGTTGGGCGCTTTACGTCATAGTCGCCACAACTACCGATAGCCACTCGCGGAAACTCATTGCACAAATGAATAAATCGCGCGTCACTTTCATTCATGTGCCACACTGGAACGCCAGCTAGTTTTCCGTGAGGCCACTCATTCAGAAGCGCATCATTTTCCTCCTCTCCGCCATCAATAATATCCGGGATAATGGCAAAATCGAATCCTGGGTGATTCTTCCAGCGAGCAACAAACTCGTAGTAATCGCTCCAGTCGATTTTGTTTTTGCCAGCTGCTTTCCAGGCGGTGAATGCACCGTTGTCCAGCGCGAACGACTGACAGTATTCAGCCGCGAGATTGATCTGGCCTGAATGCGCAAAACTGATAAACGCATGTCGCCCTTTCCATGCTCTCATTGCGCACGTATCAGGAGTAATAGGCCCACCGTGGTAGTGAATCATCTCACTCTCCTTTGATGCGAATGCCAGTAGCGCGGATTGCATCGATGACTTCAGAAACTTTGTATGCCATTACCGTTTGGTAATCATCGTGAAAATCTGTTCGATGAAGCATGCTGCTACGTTCCGGGAGCAGTATTTCCCGCGCTTCCAGTTCTGCAATGCGCTTTTTTGCTGCTTCCAGTTCATCCAGTAATTCCAGCACGGTAGCCGGATTAGCCTTGGCAACAAAATCCCGGACTGGCTTACAATCAATCTCCGCAATGGGTTGATACGATGTGTAGCCATGCTGTCTTGTATAACTACCGTGACGAATAACGAAAAAATCACCATTTATTTTTTTAGCCTGCCACTTATCTTCACCGGCTTTCTCTGCCGCTTCACGCAGTGCCTGAGAGTTAATTTCGCTCACTTCGAACCTCTCTGTTTACTGATAAGCTCCAGATCCTCCTGGCAACTTGCACAAGTCCGACAACCCTGAACGACCAGGCGTCTTCGTTCATCTATCGGATCGCCACACTCACAACAATGAGTGGCAGATACAGTCTGGTAGTTCAGACGACGCATTTTTATTGCTGTGTTGCGCTGTAATTCTTCAATTTCTGATGCTGAATCAATGATGTCTGCCATCTTCCATTAATCCCTGAATTGTTGGTTAATACGCTTGAGGGTGAATGCGAATAATAAAAAAGGAGCCTGTAGCTCCCTGATGATTTTGCTTTTCATGTTCATCGTTCCTTAAAGACGCCGTTTAACATGCCGATTGCCAGGCTTAAATGAGTCGGTGTGAATCCCATCAGCGTTACCGTTTCGCGGTGCTTCTTCAGTACGCTACGGCAAATGTCATCGACGTTTTTATCCGGAAACTGCTGTCTGGCTTTTTTGATTTCAGAATTAGCCTGACGGGCAATGCTGCGAAGGGCGTTTTCCTGCTGAGGTGTCATTGAACAAGTCCCATGTCGGCAAGCATAAGCACACAGAATATGAAGCCCGCTGCCAGAAAAATGCATTCCGTGGTTGTCATACCTGGTCTCTCTCATCTGCTTCTGCTTTCGCCACCATCATTTCCAGCTTTTGTGAAAGGGATGCGGCTAACGTATGAAATTCTTCGTCTGTTTCTACTGGTATTGGCACAAACCTGACTCCAATTTGAGCGAGGCTATGTGCCATCTCGATACTCGTTCTTAACTCAACGGGAGATGCTTTGTGCATACAGCTCCCCGTTTATTATTTATCTCCTCAGCCAGCCGCTGTGCTTTCAGTGGATTTCTGATAACAGAAAGGCCGGGAAATACCCAGCCTCGCTTTGTAATGGAGTAGACGAAAGTGATCGCGCCTACCCGGATATTATCGTGAGGATGCGTCATCGCCATTGCTCCCCAAATACAAAACCAATTTCAGCCAGTGCCTCGTCCATTTTTTCGATGAACTCCGGCACCATCTCGTCAAAACTCGCCATGTACTTTTCATCCCGCTCAACCACGACATAATGCAGTCCTTCACGCTTCATACGCGGGTCATAGTTGGCAAAGTACCAGGCATCTTTTCGTGTCACCCACATGCTGTACTGCACCTGGGCCATGTAAGCCGACTTTATGGCCTCGAAACCACCGAGCCGGAACTTCATGAAATCCCGGGAGGTAAACGGGCATTTCAGTTCAAGGCCGTTGCCGTCACTGCATAAACCATCGGGAGAGCAGGCGGTGCGCATACTTTCGTCGCGATAGATGATCGGGGATTCAGTAACATTAACGCCGGAAGTGAACTCAAAGAGGGTTCTGGCGTCGTTCTCGTACTGTTTTCCCCAGGCCAGCGCCTTAGCGTTAACTTCCGGAGCCACACCGGTGCAAACCTCAGCCAGCAGGGTGTGGAAGTAGGACATTTTCATGTCAGGCCACTTCTTTCCTGAGCGGGGCTTTGCTATCACGTTGTGAACTTCTGAAGCGGTGATGACGCCGAGCCGTAATTTGTGCCATGCATCATCCCCCTGTTCGACAGCTCTCACGTCGATCCCGGTACGCTGCAGGATAATGTCCGGTGTCATGCTGCCACCTTCTGCTCAGTGGCTTTCTGTTTCAGGAATCCAAGAGCTTTCACTGCTTCGGCCTGTGTCAGTTCTGACGATGCTCGAATGTCGCGGCGAAATATCTGGGAACAGAGCGGCAATAAGTCGTCATCCCATGTTTTATCCAGGGCGATCAGCAGAGTGTTAATCTCCTGCATGGTTTCATCGTTAACCGGAGTGATGTCGCGTTCCGGCTGACGTTCTGCAGTGTATGCGGTATTTTCGACAATGCGCTCGGCTTCATCCTTGTCATAGATACCAGCAAATCCGAAGGCGAGACGGGCACACTGAATCATGGCTTTATGCCGTAACATCCGTTTGGGATGCGACTGCCACGGCCCCGTGATTTCTCTGCCTTCGCGGGTTTTGAATGGTTCGCGGCGGCATTCATCCATCCATTCGGTAACGCAGATCGGATGATTGCGGTCCTTGCGGTAAATCCGGCATGTACAGGATTCATTGTCCTGCTCAAAGTCCATGCCATCAAACTGCTGGTTTTCATTGATGATGCGGGACCAGCCATCAACGCCCACCACCGGAACGATGCCGTTCTGCTTGTCAGGAAAGGCGTAAATTTCTTTCGTCCACGGATTAAGGCCGTACTGGTTGGCGACGATCAGCAATGCGATGAACTGCGCATCGCTGGCATCGCCTTTAAATGCCGTCTGGCGAAGAGTGGTGATCAGTTCCTGTGGGTCGACAGAATCCATGCCGACACGTTCAGCCAGTTTCCCTGCCAGCGTTGCGAGTGCTGTACTCATCCGTTTTATACCTCTGAATCAATATCAACCTGGTGGTGAGCAATGGTTTCAACCATGTACCGGATGTGTTCTGCCATGCGCTCCTGAAACTCAACATCGTCATCAAACGCACGGGTAATGGCTTTTTTGCTGGCCCCGTGGCGTTGCAAATGATCGAAGCATAGCGATTCAAACAGGTGCTGGGGCAGGCCTTTTTCCATGTCGTCTGCCAGTTCTGCCTCTTTCTCTTCACGGGCGATCTGCTGGTAGTGACGCGCCCAGCTCTGAGCCTCAAGACGATCCTGAATGTAATAAGCGTTCATGGCTGAACTCCTGAAAATGGCTGTGAAAATATCGCCCGCGAAATGCCAGGCTGATTAGGAAAACAGGAAAGGGGGGTTAGTGATTCAGGCCGTTACCGCGTCCGTCGAGAAAAACTTCTACGAGCAAATCACGGGTATAAGTGCGCTCGATGCCGCGATGCAGATAAAGCCGTCCGCGTAAATTAGCTGATGCAGTCCAGGTACCATCTTTGTGTTTGACCAGCATTCCTGGCATGACCGCGCCGCGATTAACGGTCTGCGTTCCGTAATGTTGATGAACCATAAAAACTCCTGCCCGTAAGCTGGGCTGCTGAACATATAGAGACTTCTGCGCGTATTCAGGCGGTGGATGGCCGCCGGTTGTCATAACTAAGCCGCCTCGTTGAAGCGACTAAGGTATGAAATGTTGAGTTAATTTCAGCTGGTCACACCGACGTTCACGCGTCCGTTTCACCCCTCGCACTCCCCGAAGCCTGCTGAAATTCAAACTGCGGATCTAAGCGGTCATCGCAACGGTGAATCAGGTAGTTGCCGTATCGTTGTGTTGTTGCGATGAACTTATTTAAAACTATAGTTGTTTTATCGTCAACAACAAAAGTTGTTTTATTGGTTGTTTTAGATATAACTGGTTGTATTTAGGATGGATTTATTTTGTGACTTGAATCGCATAGCGATAACTGAAGCGAGGTTATGGTGGTTTTTTTAACGGTGTGTGTGATGAGGGGAGGGCAAAAGAAAACCCGGCACGGTGACCGGGATTCTTACGCCGTTAGGTAAAGATATTATTGCGGTGGCTTAATATTACTACCTAGAGCAAAGATAGGAATTAGTTCTTTACTGAATGAGCACAATGCCCAGTTGATAATTTTTAATTGGTACTACCCATGCTTCCTATATGTCTGCGGCATGCTCCCAATAACCTTACCGAAGATGAACACCCGGTTCATCTCGTCTTTCTCGATCGGGTCCCACGGTGAGTAGCTTTTGTTATCAGAGATGACCAGCAGCTTATCCTTCATCATTTGCAGGCGCTTTACATGGGCTGTGTCGTCGTACAGAAACGCATAGATACCATCACCGTCGAAAGATTTAACTGTGATATCAACGAACAGCAGATCACCTGGTTCGATCGTTCCTGACATGCTGTCACCACGCACGTTAATGATGCGGATATTTTCCGCCTTCCTACCATCGAACATGTGACGAGCATCGTCAAACGAGTACTCAACCGAGCGTAGAACTTCTACAAACTCACGGTTGATGACTCCCGGCCCAGCACTGACTTCTATATCAAGAACGTCAATCTTGAAGTATTTGGAATGGCTGACAGTTGATTGTATTGGTTGCACTGTACTGTCTGACATATTTCCAACGCCAGAAGATAACCATTCTGCGCGCACACCCAAAGCGTTCGCGATCTCCACGATTTTAGTTGTTTGATTAGCTTTCCCTGTTTCGATTTTCTGAATAGCAGCCTGGCTAACCCCGACCAAATCCCCAAGCGCCTTTTGTGTAAGGCCTCGCGCTAATCTGGCTTCTTTAAGTCTTTCTGAGAGTGTTGTTTTCATAGTCCAAATGTACAACCAAGGTTTTATTCCATCAAACGAAAATGGTTGTTGACTAAAAACAACCATAGTTTTAATCTTGATTCAAATTAACCACGGAGGTTGTTATGAACCCAGCTATCAAAACAGCGATCAATATCGTTGGTTCACAAAAGAAACTGGGCGCTGCTTGCGAAGTTTCACAGCAGGCCGTCTATAAGTGGCTTCACAACAAAGCAAAGGTATCCCCTGAACATGTCGGCAGCATTGTTACGGCTACTGGTGGAGTAGTGAAGGCATACCAGATTCGCCCGGATCTTCCGAAGTTGTTTCCACACACCGAAAAGAACGCAGCTTAAATTTCCATTTCACGCTCTTTAACAATAAGCAATCAACTTAACAGTCAATTCAAACTAAAGGAGTCAATTATGCAACCACTTACATACCAACAGACTAGCGGATTTAGCCCGACTGCGGTGATAAATCGTTCTCAAACAAAACAGGTGCCAGGCCACGAAAAAATCCGTGATGCTGTCCGCGCCTGGTCGGCTGTAGATAATCAGGATGTCGTTGCCACACTCATTGTGAATGAGTATCGGGAGCAGGGCGGCGGCACCATCGATTTCCCTGATGATGTCAGCCGTGCACGCCAGAAGCTGTTCCGCTTCCTCGATAACAAATTCGATTCTGAAAAATACCGAAATAACGTGCGTGAACTGACCCCGGCAATTCTGGCGGTACTACCGCTGGAATATCGCGGTTACCTGGTTGAGCAGGATAGCTTTATGGCTAGGTTGGCTGAAATGGAAAAGGAACTCAGTGAGGCAAAACAGGCTGTCATTCTCAACGCACCACGCCACCAGAAACTGAAGGAAATTAGTGAAGGTATTGTGTCGATGTTTCGTGTGGACCCAGATCTGGCTGGTCCACTGATGGCGATGGTCACCACCATGCTGGGGGCAATATGACAGGTTCAGAAATGGCGAAAGCCGGTCTGCTGGAACAGAACCGACTTTCAGGTGCAAATCGTAACACACTCATTGCGGGAGGAATTATGGCAAACACTGCTGAGATATTCAATTTTCCAGTGCCGGATGCGGCACAAAAGGAGCCGCGCGTGGCAGATCTCGATGATGGTTATACGCGCATTGCAAATGAGTTGCTGGAAGCTGTGATGCTGGCCGGATTAACACAGCACCAGCTTCTGGTCTTCCTGGGTGTCATGCGCAAAACATATGGCTTTAATAAAAAACTGGATTGGGTGAGCAACGAGCAACTTTCCGAGTTGACCGGGATATTGCCGCACAAGTGTTCTGCTGCAAAAAGTGTTCTGGTAAAGCGTGGGATTTTTATTCAGAGCGGGCGGAATATCGGCATTAATAATGTGATCAGTGAATGGTCAACATTACCCGAATCAGGTAAGAAAAATAAAGTTTACCTGAAAGAGGTAAATTTACCTGAATCAGGTAAGAAAAGTTTACCCAAATCAGGTAAAGGCGTTTACCCGAATCAGGTAAACACAAAAGACAAACTAACAAAAGACAATATAAAACCTTTTTCGTCCGAGAATTCTGGCGAATCCTCTGACCAACCAGAAAACGATCTTCCTGTGGAGAAACCAGATGCTGCAATTCAGAGCGGCAGCAGGTGGGGGACAGCAGAAGACCTGACCGCCGCAGAGTGGATGTTTGACATGGTGAAGACCATCGCGCCATCAGCCAGAAAACCGAATTTTGCAGGGTGGGCTAACGATATCCGCCTGATGCGTGAACGTGACGGACGTAACCACCGCGACATGTGTGTACTGTTCCGCTGGGCATGCCAGGACAACTTCTGGTCCGGTAACGTGCTGAGTCCGGCCAAACTCCGCGACAAGTGGACCCAGCTCGAAATCAACCGAAACAAGCAACAGGCTGGCGTGACAGCCGGCAAACCAAAACTCGACCTGACAAACACAGACTGGATTTACGGGGTGGATCTATGAAAAACATCGCCGCACAGATGATTAACTTTGACCGTGAGCAGATGCGCCGGATCGCCAACAACATGCCGGAACAGTACGACGAAAAGCCGCAGGTACAGCAGGTAGCGCAGATCATCAACGGTGTATTCAGCCAGTTGCTGGCAACTTTCCCTGCGAGCCTGGCTAACCGTGACCAGAACGAACTGAACGAAATTCGCCGCCAGTGGGTTCTGGCTTTCCGGGAAAACGGGATCACCACAATGGAACAGGTTAACGCTGGAATGCGCGTAGCCCGTCGGCAGAATCGACCATTCCTGCCATCACCCGGGCAGTTTGTCGCCTGGTGCCGGGAAGAAGCATCCGTTACCGCCGGGCTGCCAAACGCCAGCGAGCTGGTTGATATGGTTTACGAGTATTGCCGGAAGCGCGGGCTGTATCCGGATGCAGAGTCTTATCCGTGGAAATCAAACGCGCACTACTGGCTGGTTACCAACCTGTATCAGAACATGCGGGCCAATGCGTTGACTGACGCGGAATTACGGCGCAAGGCTGCCGATGAACTGTCCTGTATGACCGCACGAATTAACCGTGGTGAGGCTATACCTGAACCAGTAAAACAACTTCCTGTCATGGGCGGTAGACCACTTAACCGGGCTCAGGCTCTGGCGAAGATCGCAGAAATCAAAGCGAAGTTCGGACTGAAAGGAGCAACTGTATGACGGGCAAAGAGGCAATTATTCATTATCTGGAGACGCACAAGAGCTTCTGTGCGCCGGACGTTGCTGCGACAACAGGTGTGACATTAACCAGCATAAATAAGGCTGCGGCAAAAATGACGCGGGCAGGAATCCTGGTCATTGATGGTAAGGTCTGGCGAACGTTTGTTTAACGGTTAGCTACTCAGGATGATAGGGCGGGGCAAGTGAGTATGAAGCGGATTTTCAGGAATGCCATCAGAGTTTGGAAATAAAGTGGGTTTTCTAGTGGCAAGAGACTTGATAATATTTAGTTCTTTGAATCCAAGGAGATAGGGTTATGAGAAAATTTATTTTAGCCTTTGTTATAAGTGCCTCGTTTACAGCAAATGCTGGTGTAGAGAAGTTAGGGCCGTGGATAACAAAGTCTGAGATAAATAAAATGACTGACCAGACTGACTTTGTGGCTCTTAATTTATCACCAGATTCATATAACAAAGCAGGTACTGATCGTGCAACTTCACTGGTGTTGCGTTGTAGTGATAACAAAACAGATGCCTATTTATCATTCAATGATTATATGGGTTCGGACAACCCAAGAATTACAGTGCGGTTAGATGGCGGAAAGCCGGTCAAGAGTGTTTGGGGAGGTGGGGAAGGCGGTGATTCTGCATTTGCTCCACAACCAATACAATTTATAAAGACCTTGGCTAAGCATAAAAAAGCTATTTTTGGGTTTGAACCTTATGGATCAACTATGCAAGTAGTTGAGTTTGACTTGTCTGAGATTGATAAGGTTGTGGAAAAAATTTCACAGTCTTGCAATTGGAAATGACAAAAAAATTTCATATGAACCCAGTTTGCGCTGGGTTTTTTATTTCAGTAGCCAATAATGCATTCAAAATCTCTTACTTGAGAAACGGCCTATTTGAGATTTCAGTCGTGGCAGGATGATCAGTTGATTCGAGTATTGACGCATTTGCGTTCGGAGCGATTACAGTAGATTGTAAATAATAATGAGAAACACATAGCCACCCCGTGGTATTGAAACCATATAATGTTGGATTTGAAAACAGATCTTTTCCCATGTATTAATAACTACATCCCCGCGAGTGATTCAAAAAGGAGGGCCCAATTTTGTCCGAGTTTTTGTATTCCCCCGCATGCCGCTGCTGAGCACTACATCTGAGTGTCTGACTAGGGGATAAAATTAGACTGGATAGTGAGAAGAAAGTGGCGCGCTAGGCTGTGCCGAGTGCTACCAGTACACCTTGGGGGTGTGCAGCTTTCGCCGAGACTGTAGTGGGCATCGGTTAATGCACGAAAAACCGAGAGGTCAGACAACCAATTTGCCGTAGGATTGTTTCCGGTGCTATACCGGTCTACTAACTGAAAGCAATGCGAAAAAGCATAAACTCGGTCCTTCAGTCGCCCTACACACTATTTACTAAGAAGGGCTGAAGCATGGATACAATTATTACATGGATGGGAGATCGTCTGTTGAGGGGGACACAAAAATCCGATCTGCGGCAGATGGCGATCACTGGATTAACTTCCGCGATTTGTTCAACAATTTTGTACACTGAAAAATTAAAACATGGTGAGCCTATTAACCCAAACGAAGAAGAAAAACTTTATAGGCTTTGGTATGAAGGAAACGCTTGAAAGAATAAAGCACAATTAAAACCTTTGATTTGCGATAATCAACTTGCCATAATTAAGTAATCGGAGCCTGAACAACTTCGGTGACTTCTGCGCTAAACGGGGACGTTTATGCGCACATACAATCCAACCTCTCTTCTCCATTCACAGATGCAGAAATGCACCTGCGATATTTTGCATCCAGCGTTTGATCTCTGCGGAGGTGAAGCGTGAACCTCCCACAAGATGGTATCAAATTGCATCGCGGTAACTTCACCGCTATCGGTCGGCAGATCCAGCCTTATCTGGAGGACGGCAAATGCTTTCGCATGGTGCTTAAACCGTGGCGCGAGAGACGCAGTCTTTCCCAGAATGCACTCAGCCACATGTGGTACAGCGAAATCAGTGAATACCTCATCAGCAGGGGTAAAACGTTCGCCACTCCAGCTTGGGTAAAAGATGCTCTCAAACACACTTATCTCGGTTATGAAACCAAAGAACTGGTTGATGTCGTAACCGGTGAAATCACCACCATTCAGTCATTACGTCATACCTCCAATCTTGATACCGGAGAGATGTATGTCTTCCTGTGTAAGGTTGAAGCCTGGGCGATGAATATTGGCTGCCACCTGACTATTCCGCAGAGCTGCGAGTTCCAGCTGCTCCGCGACAAGCAGGAGGCGTAATGGCTACACCGCTTATTCGTGTCATGAACGGACACATCTACAGAGTATCAAATCGTCGTAAGCGTAAGCCTGAGCTGAAGCCATCCGAAATACCAACACTGCTCGGATATACCGCTAGCCTGGTTGATAAAAAATGGTTGCGACTGGCAGCAAGGAGGAATCATGGCTGATTTGAGAAAAGCAGCGCGTGGTCGGGAATGCCAGGTAAGAATCCCTGGCGTATGTAATGGCAATTCTGAGACGTCTGTACTGGCACATATCCGGCTGGCTGGATTGTGCGGTACCGGTATCAAACCGCCAGACCTGATTGCCACCATTGCATGTTCTGCCTGCCACGACGAAATCGACCGCCGCACACATTTTGTCGATGCTGCATATGCAAAAGAATGCGCGCTGGAAGGTATGGCGAGAACACAGGTTATCTGGCTGAAAGAGGGGGTTATTAAGGCGTGAATACCTACAGCATCACATTACCCTGGCCTCCGAGCAATAATCGCTATTACCGCCATAATCGCGGACGCACGCACATCAGCGCAGAGGGGCAGGCATACCGCGATAACGTCGCCCGAATCATTAAAAACGCAATGCTAGATATCGGCCTGGCTATGCCTGTGAAAATCCGCATTGAGTGCCACATGCCGGATCGCCGTCGCCGTGACCTGGATAATCTGCAAAAAGCCGCTTTTGACGCACTCACTAAAGCAGGTTTCTGGCTGGATGATGCTCAGGTCGTTGATTACCGCGTTGTGAAGATGCCTGTTACCAAAGGTGGGAGGCTGGAACTGACCATCACCGAAATGGGGAATGAATGATGTTTGAGTTTAATATGGCAGAACTTCTTCGCCACCGCTGGGGGCGTCTGCGCTTATATCGTTTCCCCGGTTCTGTTTTGACCGATTACCGAATACTGAAGAATTACGCCAAAACACTGACAGGAGCAGGAGTATGAAGTCAGAGATAACAATCAACTAATACTGTTTTGTTGATTTTTGCTTGTAATTGGCGTTCTGGTCTGAGTTTTGTGGAGTAAGTTGATGCGTGATATTCAGATGGTTCTTGAGCGTTGGGGAGCGTGGGCGGCTAATAATCATGAAGATGTGACCTGGTCGTCCATTGCCGCCGGTTTTAAGGGATTAATTCCTTCAAAAGTAAAATCTCGCCCACAATGTTGTGACGATGACGCGATGATCATTTGCGGGTGCATGGCCCGTCTGAAAAAGAACAACAGCGATTTGCATGATTTATTGGTGGACTATTATGTCGGCGGCATGACTTTTATGGCGCTTGCACGTAAGCATGGGCGATCTGATTGTTGGGTTGGCAGGATGCTTCAGAAAGCTGAGGGCGTAGTGGAGGGTATGCTGATGGTGTTGGTTCTCCGATTGGAGATGGATGCTGATTGTTCGAAATAA